TACATGGTCAACGACTTCCTGACCTCGTCGTATGCTTGGTTCCTGCTGACCAACATCGACGGTCTGTCGTACATGGAACGCGTGAAGTTCGAAACCGACATGCAGGTGGACTTTGTGACCGACAACCTGCTGGTCAAGGGCTATGAGCGGTACTCGTTTGGGTACTACAACTGGCGCTCGATCTACGGTTCGTTCCCGACCTCGTAATAGTGCTGTAAGGGAGACTAAATATGTCAGCTACAGCCTTTACTGGTCCCCTGTTCGCAGGGAACGTACTTAACAGCGATGGCACCGGCAATCTTGCCGGTGTCGGTGGCAGCAGCGGTGAACAGAACCTTGGTTGGACCGATATGGTTCAGGCGCAGGTTATCTATCAGGCGACTAACGGAAGTTCGGCAGGCGTCTACACGACCTCGCTGGTGATTCCGGCAAACAGCTTCATCACCTCGATTGATCTGTTTGTGACGACTGGGTGGACGGGAACCGCCAAGACCTTGGGCTTCGGCACCACGGCTTCGGCTACCGCACTTACCACTGCTGGTGCAGTTGATGGCACCAACCTTGGCAAGGTCACTGTGACTCCCGGAACCGGCGCTACGCAGATTTCCAACTGGTTGAACGTCGGGCCGACCGACGTTCAGATTGTTGTCACTTCTACGAATACCGGCTCGGGCGTTGCAACCTTGGTTGTGAAGTACGCACAGGCTTACAACAGCTACACCACCGGCAACGGTAACATCGTCTACTAAGGAGGCTTAAATGAAAAGCCACATGCGCAAGCACCGTAACACTGGCGGTGTGAATGAAGCTGAAAAAGACCTGCACGACCACCCGGAAGCACGTACCAACGCGCGCGAAATCGACCGTGAGGCCGAAGAGCGTAAGCGCGGTGGCCGCGCCAAGCGGAAGTCGGGCGGCAAGTGTGCAGAAGGCATGGGTCCTGAGCACGAATCGACCATGGGGCGCGAAAAGCGCAAGCGTGGCGGCATGGTCGGCAAGAAGCATGTAGAAATGCATGGTGAAAAGGCCGAGCATCACATGGGCCGCAAGCCGCGCAAGTCGGGTGGTTCGTGTGAATCGCACCCGTTCTCGTCGGCTGCCAAGGCTGAAGTCCCCAAGGGCCGTAAGCTGGACATGGAAATGGATGGCCTCTGAGGCCAATCTAGTCCATTAAAAAGCGAGCGGGGGCTTAACGGCCCCCGTTTTGCTATGGAGATTGCAATGTCTGACACTTGGCAGCGCAAAGAAGGCCAATCCCCGGCTGGTGGATTGAATGATAAGGGCCGCGCATCACTGCGCGCGGAAGGTCACAACATCAAGCGCCCTGTGACCGCATCTGAAGCTGAGCATAGTCCAGAAGCTGCGCAACGGCGTGAGAATTTTAGGACTCGGATGTGCGGACTCAAGCATAGCTTGGCATCGCCCAAAACGGCGCATGACCCGAACAGCCGGATCAATCTGGCGCTGAAGCGGTGGGACGTAAAATGCTGAAGAAGCCGTTCTGGGAAACGGAAGCGCCTAGCGATGCTGAGCACAAGCATTTGAACCGCAAAAGCGTGCAAGATGCCAAGGCGCGAGCAAGAGCCGCTGGACGGCCTTACCCAAATCTAGTAGACAACGTAGCAGCGGCCCGCGCTGGCCACAAGAAGGGCGAGTAATATGTCAGCTTTTGTTACCACCGGGACCGTTAGTCCGTCGATCACTCGCACTGGCCGGAATGAGCCATTTGATCTGCAAGTCGGACGTGGCCATACCACTACTCCCCAGACCGTCTGGGAAGGGGCCAACAACGCCACGCAGAACAACTACACCTACTTGTCTACCGCATCGCAGCTTACCCTCGCGAGTTCGAGCACGTCAGACACCGGGGTTGTATTCATCTCTGGTCTGGACGCAAACTTCAACCTGCAGTCGGAAACGCTGACACTGAATGGCACGACCGCCGTCACGTCGGTAAACTCCTACCTCCGCGTCAATGGCCTGTACTGCACCAACTTCTCCAACGTCGGCACGATCACGGCCAAAGTCAGCACGACAGTGTATGGCCAGATCAACCCCGGCTTTGGCCAGACGCAGATGGCGGTGTACACTGTTCCCAACGGTTACACCTTCTACCAGACCCTGCTTCAGGCTAATAGCACGCTCGCCAATCAGGCGGTTCTGTTCCAGACGCAGGAATTCTACAACCTGCCCTCCACTCTGGTCCTGAACGGGTACTCGATCCCGCATAACCAGAACACGCAGCAGGCCCAGATTTCCCCGTTCTCCACGGGCTTCTTCAACATCCCCTTCACCGTCCCCATCCCTTACTCGGCTGGCTGCGACCTGCAGTGGCAAGCAAAGACCAACAGTGGCGGCATCAACGGCTCCGTGAGTTGTTTTATTGGCGGGTACTTGATCAAAAACGACGGCACTCTGTAAGGAATAGCCAATGACGGCGAGTGGCACCTATAACTACAACCCGTCATTGGGCGAGTTGGTCCTGTACGCATTCAATCTGTGCGGGATCCGAAACACTGCCATTACCCAGCAGCACATGGAATCGGCCCGTATGGCCGCAAACCTGCTGCTGGGGCGTTGGTCATCTGAAGGTGTAAACCTTTGGATGGTGACTCTGCAGAGCATTCCGCTTGTGCAAGGCCAATCCACGTACTCTGTTCCCAGCAACAATATCGTCATGCTTGATGCCTATGTGACCACAGGCAGCACAGTGTTCACCGGCTATATCAATGGCACGACGCTGACTGTTACAAACAATGTCTATCTTTCATCTGGAACAGTAATATCTGGTCAATCCATTACCAATGGTACTACGATTACTTCCGTAAACAATGCTTCGTTTACTGGATCCATCACCGCCGGTGTTCTGACGGTATCAAGCACGAACAGCGGTTCGGTGGCAGTAGGAATGGCCATCACTGGCAATTCCATTCCTAGCGGAACATATATTGTTTCAACAAGCGGCGGCAATTGGGTTCTGAATAATTCTATAACAGTTTCTTCTGAGGCAATCTCGGGAGTTAGCTATAACCTTAACAATTCTCAAACGGTTGCCATTTCCCAGATGATTGGCGAAACCGCTCAGTCGATTGACCGTCTGATCCTGCCGATTAGCCGCACGGAGTATGCCTCGTATCCCAATAAGGACCAGCAGGGCTTTCCTACGACCTATTGGCAGGATCGTCTGATTAACGGTACCGTTACCCTGTGGCCAGTTCCTGACGGCACCCAATCGTCGTTCAGCTACTACCAAGTGGGCCAGATTGACGACGCCAACTTTACCAATGGCCAAACGGTCAATATGCCCGGATACTTCCTTGAGGCATTTGCGTACGGACTAGCGCAGCGTCTGGCGTCGATCTGGTCACCCGATAAGATGGCGCTGCTCAAGCCTCTGGCGGATGAGGCATATCAAATTGCCGTCCAGCAGAACGTGGAAACGGCGCAGTATTATATTTCCCCAATGGTTTCAGGGTATTATAGGTAATGGCCTATGCTTCCCGGTCTGGGCGGGCCAGAACAGATTCGAGCAATCCGCAGGCTCATGCGATTTGCGACAGGTGCGGATTTAGGTATAATCACGTAGATCTACATTGGCAGTACGATTGGCGCGGTGCTGCTCTGCAGAACATCCGCATCTTGGTATGCGACCGATGCCTCGACACCCCGCAGGAGCAGTTGCGGGCTATTGTGGTGCCAGCGGATCCAGTGCCGATTGTCCAGCCTAGAACGCAGGACTTTGCGGGCGCAGAGACTGACTATAGCACGATCAGTGCCCCGACCGTTTATGACTCCGTGACTGGCATCCCCGTTCCGTCCACTACGACGCTGTTGACGCAAGATGGGCAGAACATGACCACGCAGCCATTGGGCGTTCCCAATGACGTGGATCAGAACGCTATCATGCCTCTGAATGGCACAGTAAAGTACGGTGCAGCACTGCCGCTGCTGTCAGTGTCTTCGATTGGGACTACGACGGTTACAGTTACGTGCTCCTCTCCGCACGGCCTTGTTACCAATGCGCAGATTTCTGCCGCCGGACTCACCAACAAAGAGGCAGATGGCTTGTTTAGTGTGACCGTGACGACCGCAACGGCATTTACGTACATGTCAAATGTGGCTATCCCAGCTGGCAGCCTTCTGACTGGGACAAGCCGAATTGTAACTGCAGATGTCGGCTTGCCGTATAATTACGTACAGGTTCCGCAGACGGGGATATAATATGGCCAATACGACTATTCCGAATCTTCCCGTTGTGACGTCCCTCACGGGTGTAGAATACCTTGAGGCAGTCCAGTCTGGCACATCGGTGCGCGTGACGGTAAACCAGATCAACTCCGTTCCGTCTCCAGTGCCTATCCTACTTCCGCAATACACAACCGCTCAGAAAAACGCTATTATCACTAGCGTAGGGGCTGTTGTTTACGATACAACTCTTGGCAAGATGTGTGTATACACCCCCACTGGATGGCAAACTGTCAGCTCTACATAGGGGCGGGAATAAATGTCTAATACTACGATTCCGAATCTTCCCGCTGTAACGTCTCTCTCTGGGGCGGAACTGATTGAAGTCGTGCAGGCCGGGACGTCTTCCCGTGCTACTACTTCGCAGATTGCTGCTCTTGGTCTTGGCCCGACCGGACCTACTGGAAGCGTTGGCCCCACCGGCCCTACTGGCCCTATTGGCATGACCGGCCCAACTGGCGCAAATGGCCCTACTGGACCGACGGGACCCACGGGGTCTTCGGGATCGCTGTATCCGACCACCAGTATCAGCACGCTTACAATTGCGACCGGAACACAGACCCTGACGGTCGGCACCGGCCTTTCGTACACGGTTGCTCAGTCGGTAATCATCGCCAACAGCGCAACGAATTGGATGACCGGCCCAATCGTGTCGTACAATTCCGCCACTGGCGTTATGGTTGTGAACGTCCTTGAGGTCAGCGGATCTGGTACGTATGCATCTTGGTCCATCAATCTTGATGGTGCCGTAGGCCCAATCGGACCCACTGGCCCCACTGGCGCGGCATCGAGTGTGCCCGGACCCACTGGACCTACGGGTATTGGACCTACCGGACCCACTGGCCCTATTGGCGCAAATGGCCCCACTGGACCGACCGGCTTCAATGGACCTACCGGCCCAACTGGCATTGCGGGACCCACCGGACCTACTGGCAATGTTGGTCCTACGGGTCCAACCGGCGCTACGGGTCCGCAGGGAAGTCTTTTTGCTACGACTAGTTCTACCAGCCTGACCATTGCAACTGGGTCGCAAACGCTAACCGTAGGCACCGGATTGTCCTATACAATCGGGCAGGTTGTCTCGATTGCATACAGTTCCTCATACGAAATGTTCGGCATCGTCACGGGCTATAATGCCGTCAGCGGCGTTATGAACGTCAATGTCTTTTCGACTATTGGCACTGGGACGATTTCTAGCTGGAACGTCAATCTTTCTGGCCCCATTGGTCCGACCGGATCGACGGGGCCTACTGGACCTACTGGTCCCACGGGTGCAAACTCCACCGTTGCTGGACCTACCGGCCCTACTGGCCCCACGGGAACTGCAGGCAGCACAGGGCCTACCGGGCCTACGGGAACCGCAGGAACTAATGGGCCGACCGGGCCTACGGGAACCGCAGGCAGCACAGGGCCTACCGGGCCTACGGGAACCGCAGGAACTAATGGGCCGACAGGCCCCACCGGCCCTACAGGAACTAACGGACCGACCGGGCCTACTGGCGCAACAGGTCCAAGCACACTTATTGTTGGCACCACAGCCACGAGCGGTGGCGCAGCGGGCCAGATCATGTACGACTCGGGGTCCGTGCTGCAAGAAAGCAGCGCCCTGACGTGGAACAACACCTCAAAGCAGCTCACCGCAGTGGGGAATGTCACCATTGGCGGCGCGGCTACCTCTGCCCCAGCTTGGTCCACCAACGGCATCAGCCTGATCCAGTCCCCGGCTACTTTCACAGACACAACCACTGCCGCTTCTGGGAACATCACAACCGCGTACATGAACCTGCTCGGTACGCAAACATACGCATCCGCAAATGCTACCGGTGTAGGTACCGTTTCGATCGGCTACCTGTACGGAACCTATTTCCAAGCACCTGCCGTTGGGTCGTTCGTGTCGGTCAACAACCCGGCTGCAATCGGTGCAGATAGTGCGATAATCAACGGTACTTTCATCCAGAACGGCGGGGTGTTCAGCTCCAACTCTGGGTCATTCAACACCACGATTTCGTGCGGCATCGGCAACATGACGATAGGCTCGACATCGTCTGGTGCCCTTCTTCTTGGCACAGCGACCACCGGAACCATCAATCTGGGCAGTACCGTTTCGGGAGCTATGACGGTAAACTTCGGAGGCAACTTTGCGCTCTCCGGGGCGGCGACCAAGACGATCACAATTGGTGGATCTGGCACCACTGGTGCCATCTCTCTCGGGATTTCCACAGGCAACAGCACCACAAACATCAGCACTGGTGCTGTAACGTCAGGAAATACAAAAACCGTCAACATCGGCAATAATGGTACATCGGGCAGCACCACAGCCATCGCCATTGGCAGTGCGGCTGGCACCAGCACGACTACGCTGAATGGGGTTGTCACAGCCCCAACTAGCATTTCCAGCCCATCCATCGGCATCACGTCGAACTCTACGACCACGACACTGCAGGGCAGCGCGAGTGCTGCGGCCACGACTTATACGCTCCCTGCATCGGCTCCGAGCAGCAATGGCTACGTACTGTCGTCCACCACTGGCGGTGTCATGTCGTGGATTCCTGTATCCGGCTCCGGCACAGTAACTAGTGTCAGTGGCTCTGGCGGGACCACGGGCCTGACGTTGACTGGCGGCCCCATCACCACCTCGGGCACCCTCACGCTGGGCGGAACTCTCGCTGTAGCCAATGGAGGGACTGGCGTCACGACATCGACCGGGACGGGCTCCGTGGTCCTGTCCAACAGCCCCACGCTGGTCACTCCAGCCCTCGGCACCCCGACGGCCATTGTCCTTACCAACGCGACCGGCCTGCCCCTTTCGACCGGCGTCACGGGCACTCTACCCGTGGGAAATGGCGGGACCGGCCTGACGTCTCTCGCATCTGGCTACATCCCGTATGGGAATGGCTCCAGCGCCCTCGCAAGCACCTCAAACTTTACCTTCAGCGGGACATCTCTGTCATCCCCATTCTACATCGCCAGCGGCTCGATCTTGTCCGCGCTGTCAGCCGGTGCATATAGCTATGGCACGCTAGGATATAGCGATACGGGAATTTTTGCGTCATACACGCTATCCACCAACAGCTACGTCCAGACAATTTTGCAAAACACGAACAACGGCGCAGCAGCATCCGTTGACCACATTGTGTCGAACAACCTTGGGACATCTACGACCTACTACGGCGACTTCGGAATGAATAGTTCCGGGTTCACCGGCAGCGGGTCGCTGAATCTTGCCAACGCCGTATACCTGTACTCGAACAGTGGCGATCTGGTGCTTGGCACGGCCACGTCGAACCCCATCCACTTCGTCGTCAATAGCGGGACAACTGATGCGGTTGTCATTGCCACGACCGGAAAGACCACGTTTCAGGCATCATCGACAACCGCTGCCAGCATCAACCTAACCCCCGGCACTGCCCCCACCAGCCCTGTTAACGGGGATATTTGGGCTACGACGGCGGGGGTATATGCTCAGGTCAATGGATCAACTGTTGGCCCCTTTGGGACTGGTGGTGGTGGTGGCACCCTCACCGTAGGCACGACCGCAACCAGCGGTGGCGCAGCGGGCCAGATCATGTTTGATACCGGCTCGGTTATGTCGGAAAGTAGCAGCTTGACGTTTGCGTCCGCGACCCGCAAGCTGACCGTTGGCGGTCCAATCAATATTGCGGCAGGGACGTCCAACAGCTACACGGCATGGAATACCAGTGGGATCAATATGATCCAGAGCGCCGCCACATTCACAGACACTAGCACTGGAACATCTGGCACAGTCAATACCGCCTACATGAACTCGTTTGGGGCACAGACTTACGCTGCGGCAAGTACCGGCGTAACGGTCAACACCCTCTACGGCACGTACTTTACGGCCCCCTTGGCGGGAACAAACGTAACTGCTGGGCAAAAATACGCAGTTGGAGCAGACTCGCTAAATGTTACTGGGACATTTCTCGCATCAGCAGGCTCCTTCTCAATATCACTTACCAGTACCACCCTGCAGATCGGCTCAACCGTCGGTACCATTTCTATCGGCCTCGCCACCACATCTGGCCCCATCAGTATTGGTGGTACTAACCACACTGGTACCCTGACATTTGGCCAGTCTCTTGTATCTCAGACCACAAATATTCAGGCTGGCGCAACTTCGTCGGGCAACACAAAAACAATCAACCTCGGTACGGGCGGCGCATCGGGCAGCACCACTACAATCAACATCGGCTCAACAGCCGCACCCGGCGCTTTGGTACACAACGGTTCGTATCAGCCCCTGACCATCGCGACGACCAGCGGTAGCACAATCACGCCCACTGCCGGGACGACCAACCAATATAACGTCACGGCGCTTGCTGCCTCGGCTACTATTGCCGCACCTTCCGGCACCCCGGTTGATGGCCAGCGTCTGACAATCCGCTTCAAGGATAACGGCACAGCGCAGGCTCTTACATGGACTACCACATCAGG